ATGCTGCTTAGCCATCTTGCTTGTCTTTGCCATCGCACGCTTCTTAGTGGCAGTTCGTGCCAATTGTGACTCAACACGCTTAGCAACAGCAGGAGCCAACTTGGATGTCGCCTTAGCCGCATCATCCCAAAATCCTGCTGGACGGGCAAGCCCACTAATTGCTGGTTTACGACCCTTAGCCATTATTTACCTTTCTTTCCACGCTTCCAAGAATCCCCAGAAGCAGCCTTAGAGGAATATTTACCATACGGAGTCGGTTTACGGCTAGCAACCCTAGTTGAGGTTACAGTCTTGGGTTTCTTGGATGCAGCATACGCTGCACGACCCTCGGCACGCAAACGCTTTTCACGCTTACCACGCTCACCAGCAGGCGACAACTTGCCGCCCTTGGCGGCAACATATTCACGCACCGCTTTGCGTTGCGCAAACAATTCACGACCAGCAGCCCGAGCAGCCTTTTCTTCAGCGCTACGAGAACCAGCCCTAGAAGGAGTAATGCCTTGCTTCGCCAAATAGGCGGAGACAGCAGCACGCTTCTTGGCTCCACGCTTGGGTGAATCACCCATAAACCCGTTATCCAAAACATCATAATACTGTGGCATAATTACTCCTTAAATAACTTCGGGTGACGGGGGCTAACGCCCCCGCCACCCAAATGCAACTACCTAATTAGGCAGTCTTGGCAGTCAGTTTGCCCTGCTTCTTGGCGTTACGGCAGGTAAGGTTGCCGTAGCACATGATGAGCGCATAGCGTGCATCAAGGTTCTCAGGACGGACGAATTCCGTCTGTGCGAACCACTTGCCGCTGTGACCCACGAGAGTCAGGTACTTGCTGTTCAGGAAATACACCACGCCTGCGGTGCAGTGCGTGTCGTAAACCACTGGGGCTGCCTTGTAAAGCAGGTTCTGGAACCCAGCATCAGCCGTCTTGGTGTCGGTGAAGCGGAGTTGTGGAACCAGCAACGACTCATACTTCTCAAACAGAGTCTGAGTCGTCAGCACCATGTCTGGGTGGTCATTGCCCACCGACACGGTGTTGTAAGCAGTCGCCATCTGAGCGAGAGTCAACGCACCAGCGGTGTTCTCCTCGTATGAGCGCCAGTATTCGTTGCCTGCGGTTGCACGGTTGATTCCACCGACAGTTCCCGAAGCCTCAACGATGTTGCCCAGACCGTTCCAGTCCTTGCCGCTGTTGCCCGTTCCGTCTGCGAAGAACATTTGGTTGAAACCTTCACGCATGGACTCTTCAGCCTGCATGATTTTGGCTTCCAACAGGTTGATGATTTCCTGTTCGCCGTTGTTCTTGGCTTCTTCAATACCGCTGATTGCGATGGATGCAGCGTACTGCTTCCAGTCGTACTCGGCAGCGGTGATACCAGTCTGCGCCGTCAGCGAGATGGTGTCGTAGCCGCTGTACGAAGCAACGGTGCTGTTCTGACCGTAAATCAACGGTTCAACAATCTTGGTTCCGCCGTTGAGCATACGGATGCGACCCTTGTCCTGAAGGAAATAGGTCAACGGGCGAGCCGTGAAGATGTTGTCCGTGAGTTGGTCACGGTAGTTTGCGAGCGTTGTTGAAAGCAACGCATCAAAGTTTGGGTTAGACATTTCTGTTTATCCTCCTAGGATAATTTGATTATGGGTTAATTTGCACCAAGTTGACGCTTAGCGGCAGCCCACGCATCTCTGATGCTTGTGATGGCTTCAACGGATTCAGTAGTAGCCGACGCACTAGGATTAGAGCCGCCAGAAACCACTGCCGCTTGTCGCTTTGCGGCGACAACCGCAGCCTCAGTTTCCTGCTGCTTTTTCTTAGCCTCGGATTCCAACTGTTGCCGTGACATCATCTTGTCAAACATCAACTGCTTATAGGTTCCCTCAAGGTCTGTTGAGCCTAACCGTAGGGCGGTGTTTACCACTTCGGCTACATTGAAATCAGAATATTGTGACTGCAAACGGGAAATTTCACGCTCAATCTCCTGCTGGGACCGATACTCCTCAAACGCAGAAACCTTAGATTCCATCTCACGCAACTTGCGTTCGGTGGGGTCCAACGATTCCAATTCCTGCTGGGACTCATCTGCCATCTGCTGTGCTTGCGCACGACTGATGCCATAATGGCGTGCCAGCAAGTCAATCGTCGCCTCAGGATTACGCTCCAAAGCCGACTGAATCGCTGCAGCAAATTCAATTTCTTGTCTCTGCTGACTTAGTTCTTGTGTTTTGCGAGTATAATCAGCCTGCCGTTGATAGCCGCTAATTGCCTCCGAAAGCGGAACACTAAGTTCCTCCCCATCAACCTTAACAGGGACCATATAATTCGCATAGTCCTGTACGGGTAGTACGGGTGCTTCCGTTGCTTCACCCCCCGACGCTACTTCAGTGGTTGCACCAGCATCGCTGGTGTCCGATACGGACGGGGTTACAATTTCATTGCTCATTTTCTCTCCAGAGTCCTAGGTGGTTGCTCTACCCCTAATAGGGGTTGTTCCCTAGCCTTGTAGAGATTGGTCAAACCCCGCCATCCCCGCTTCCGCTTGCTGCGGAACCGTAGGATTTGTTGGCGGAATAGGAACCCCGCCCTCAGATGGCATAGACAAAGCAGCCTGCCCCGCAGGTGGTTGTGGGGGCGGAGCAGACTGCAAAAACTGCTCAGGAGACTTCACACCGAAACCAAACTGCAGCACATACGCTGCAAGTTTGCCCATGTCAACAACCCCAGCACCAGCAAACGGTGCCATAGCATCCACAATCTGAAGCGCCTGTTGACGGCGGAACGACTCGTTAATTGGTTGCGTGGAACCACCCACCACATCAAAGTCAAAGTCGCCAGCCAAATAGTCACGGTCATACTTCACCCACACAGGGTCACCGCTGCGGGAGGTAATGCGGGCTACCTGCTCGCCAGTCATAAACTGTTGAGCCAAAATTACCAGACGGCGACCCACCTCAGAAATACCACGCTCAACCGTAGCCAACTTGTCGGCAGTACGGGCATTTGCAGCATCCTGCAGCAAGGCGGATTCGGTTGCGGTGCGACGAATTTCGGTGACACCACCACGCATAAACTCTGAGACACCCGACACACGGTCAATGTCAGCCGAAATCACATTGGACTGATTATAGAAATCTGGCGGGTTAATTACGGCTGGCATTGGGGCAATCACATTGCCCAATGCGTCATCCCCAACCACAGGTACCATCACATTGTCCTCATCGGACTCAAGGGCGGTACGACCCAACTGGTCAAACGCCGACTCCTTATAGAGCCACTTACGAGCGAACCGTTTACGGTGGTTCATCATCTGGGTGCGAGTCTCATTAAGTTCTTTCTGTAGCGGCTCAATCGCCTCAAGTTCACCAATCGGATAAAACTGGTCGGGCACATCATAATCCCGCAACATAACAAACGGCTGACCAAACGCATACGGCATCTTCATCGGCTTCACAAGGAACCCGTCCCCAGCCTCCGAGAACACGCACATCATACGATTCTTCACATCGTAGAATTCCCAAATCTCAGCGTAACCCTCATCCTTGTCACGCACCTTACGCACTGACGGGTCGTCACCATAACGGCTAATTGCCATAGCGCCAACGGCTTCACGAGCCGACTTGTTGTAACGCTTGTCTGTGCGCACCTCACGCAACGGGCGACGAATACGCTGAGCAATCCAAGCAATATCCTTCATAGAGGTTGCATCTGGGTCAACAAACACATCCGAAGGGGACACACGCTCCGCAAACGGAGCGTCCTCAACTACAACCGTCCGAGGGGTGGCTTCGCCACCCTCAACATCATCCGACACATCATCGCCCTCAATACTAAAGGATTCTTCTTCTACATACCTGTAGCCGACCTTAATCCAACCATGACCAAAAATGACCATGTCCTTAACGGCGTTCTTGAACTCGTCCTTGATGCTGTTGTGCTTCCACCAGTAGTTCACTACGGCTTCAGCAATAACCGCCTGAGCAGCAGACTCAGGCTTCGTGGCGTTGACAGTAATCTTCGGATAGTTAACAGCCACAGTCGGCACAATAACATTCACCGTTGAAAAACAAATATTTACCAGCAAACGGTCAGACTCACTATAGTAGTCATAATGTCTACCTCGGTATAGGTCGGACATACGCTTCCAAATCTGGTCGTAACCTTCTTCTTTGCGCCAACGCTTGGAGGTGTCAATCTTTTTGCGATATGTCGCCAAATAGTCGCTCAATGGTTTCCTAGCCATTACTTGTCCTTGCCTTTATGCCAACCAATATGTTCGTCCAGTTTCGTTGCCACAGAATCCACTTTGTCGGCAACCTTATTCAACAGGGCACGCCCTTCGGCGTGCTGGTCGCTGTTTTCTTTCCGTAACCTTTGTAGAACCACAACAGTGGGACCCGTAATCACAGCAACGACAATCGGGACCCAGACCGCTTCCATACATTAAACCCAACGGCTGCCCACAGGCTCAGGGTTATAACCGTTAATCTTCGCTTCCTTGATGGCTTGGTCAGCCCGTTCACGAATCGTGGGTCCGTGAAACTCCTCTTTGCCCTGTGTGAAACCCAAACGGACGCTGCGAACATGGCAACCGAAGCAAACATTGCCACGCCGAGGCATTTCTTCCACCTCAAACTGCTTTTTGCACTGCTGGCAATCAAGAATCATACATTTATGACAGTTTCGTTCCTTAAAATCAGAATCTGGTAGCGGAACGAATATTATGCGCCCCCAAAGGCACCCTTTCTATGGTTGGACGACCAATAATATGCCCCTCCCACCACGCCAAACTGTTTTTGGGCACCTGATTCGGATTCTGATATTCGGGCAACCACACATACTTCAACATCTGATTGGCAATCGCCAAACTAACAGTTCGGTCATCATACGGACTACCCGCCATACGCCCATTAGCCTTACGCACAAAAGTGCGCAACTCGGCAATAGTCTTATCGCACAAAATAGTAATATCCTGATTACGAACAGCAGCAGACAACTCGTCAATCATCAACGGCTTAGAGGTGGTCGTGGTACGCCAACCCAACTGCTCAGTAGCCTCAGAACGAATATTGCCCAACTTGCGAGTCCGATACAAATTCTTGTAACCAACACGCTGCGCAGCCTTCAGGGTGGTCAAACCGTGGTTGTTATTCTCAACACCCATCAGGGCGTTGTTATACCACCAACCCAAATCCGCTAATGCTTCCCCAAACAGGTCTGGTTCAATATGTCCATGCCAATGCGCAACAATCAAACCATCCTGAGCGTTTATAATATGTGCCGAACTATAGTCACCGTACGATAAACCTTCGGCGACATCCGCTCCAATCACATAAACACCCTCAGGGTGTGGGAACTCCCAAATAGTCAACTCCCCCTCATCAGAGTTTATAAACGAAACCGACCCATCCGCATAATGGTGAAAGAACCCCCGCTGCGGTTCATCAGGCTGCAAAGAATCCAACAAATCAATATCAAATACAGGGTTACCTGATTTGATAAACGCCTCGGACGGGTTGCGTGGATATTCTTGGTGCAACTGCCATTGTGCCATGTTGCGAGACTTGTCGTCATACCAGTCGTTGCCACGCTCACCGTCAGCGTTCCACGGATAGAAAATGCCAACGAATTTGTTGGCTCCTGTTTGGGAGCCAACCCACAACTGATGAAAAAAGTTACCCGAACCATTAGCCGTACTCAGACCCATTACCCGCCCACCAATATCCGCAATAGGCTCAATACTCGCCCACGCCTCCTCGGGGTTCGGCAAGAACGCCCACTCGTCAACAAACACAGCGTAGACAGATTCGCCACGAGCAGGGTCCGAACCAGACGGCAACGACTCAATAGCCGACTCGTTATCAAAAGTCATCTTCAACTGGTGGTCCGTAGTTTGCTTAGGACCTTTCTCACGCATCCAAAACGGCAAAAACTTGTAACCATACTTAGACTTGGACAACAGTTTCATCGCTTCACGCTCAGTGCGTGACAACATAATTACAAAACGGTCAGCAAAAAAATATGTCATCCAAAACGCATACGCAGCAGCCAAAGTAGAAAACCCAATCTGACGGGCTTTCAGAACAACCGTATACCGTTCCGACATCCACACCTTAACTGTTTCCAATTGCGCTTCACGCAAAGCAAACTTTATACGCCCCTTGGACGGGTGTTTAATATACCAATGATTTTCACAGAAATGGGCAAACGCAGCAAGTTGCTGCTCAATCGTCCCATTCTCTGGACCTCTACAAGCACGCCACTCTTTCTCGTGCAACAATTCATTAATATTCATTATGGCAGCCACGGCTGCCAACCATAATCATTACGGTCAGCACTATAGTCATAAATAGCCTTGGCGGCACGAACATTCGTCAACGGATTATACAAATCATCACACTCTTTCAAGATGCCCTGATGCTGCAACCAACCTTCAGAAAAATAGCGGGACGGTTTGCACCAAAACATATTAATCTGAAACAAACCAATACTGCCACCATTAGGGTCCTTGTCATTAAACACATGATGCAAGCAGCGTGATTCACGATGCATAATGCGGTGTGCTTCACGCCTTTGGTCAATAGGGAACCCCACATAGGTGACCAGCGAGGCGTATTCGGGGCAATGTTGGGGTCGCCGCACCTCAGGGTTGCCCATCGGTGTCACCGCCAAAATAGCAGCAAGCAGCAGTTTCATTATTCCTCCAGTCTAGCACACGCCGAATGGCGTGTGAACAATACTATCGGGACTTTTTGATTCTACCAAACGCCTTATCGTTAGGGTTGACCCACCGCAAAACAGGAGGCAACACAGCAATCACAACAGCCTTAAGAATATCCTCAGGATTCCAATTGCCCGTAGCGACGACAGCAGCCACTGCAGCGAGAACGCTGCGTGCATACGATTGAAGTGCCGCTTTATGTTTCTTAGACAGTTTCAACTGGAACCTCAGCAACTGGTGAAACGAATACATCAGCAACAGCATCATAGGTGTCGCCCACGCCAGCATATTTGGCACGGAAGTTTCCGTTGTATGATGTTTGCTTCCAAGTTTTTCCAGCGCCATGAACCTGCGTCAAATAGGCAACGCCCACTGCTTCTGATTCAGGAAATGGCAAGTCTTGGATGTCGCTGTTGTTTACGACGCTGACTTGGTATACCTTATTTTCGTTATCTAGCCACGCAAAGTGTGCCATTGTTATTTCTCCTATCCTAACTTGTTCGGAACCTAATGTATACAGCGCCTGAGCCTCCAGCAGCAGCAAAATATGCGGGACCAGCACTATCTCGTGATGCTCCGCCTCCACCACCACCAGAGTTTGCTGTTCCTGCAACAGAACCCCCTGATGTGCCGCTGGCTCCACGACCACCACCACCAGAACCACCTGCACCAAAGTTTGCGCTACCTTGTCCAGCGCCACCGCCTCCTCCGCCACTGCGGAGTAACGATGAACCACCGATGAAAGTATTTATTTCTCGTCCAGCACCACCAGCGCCTCCAGTAGTTCCAGAAGCATTAGCGCCAGCAGCACCAGCACCTCCTCCACCTCCTCCACCATTGGTATTGCCTGCACCATTGCCACCGTTGTTTCCCTGATTAAGAACAACAGAAACTCCACCTGCAGTAGTTCCGTTTAGACATCCACCACCACCGCCAGAAGCACCGTTACCCCCTGGTCGTCCAACAATTGCTGCACCTCCACCTACACCAACCGCAATGGAAACGCTACTGGAGCCTCCACTTGTTTGTGTTGCTCCACCTGCACCAACTTTTACAGATGTATTTGCGGCGAGATAAATAGTTCCACTATCAATTCCACCGCCGCCACCACCGCCGCCACCACCGTCACCAGCGTCTGGACCTCCACCTCCACCGCCTCCACCGATTGCCAACACATCAAACAAGCCAGCCTTAGAGACAGTCAAAGTAGCGTCACCCGTAAAAGTAAGTAACCTATAGTTTACGCCACTGACAGTGATGTCGGATTCGGTGCCGCCCGAGGCGACACCATAGTTCTGTACGGCGTTAACAGCGTAGCCTGTGCGACGACGAACATACACAATACCCGAACCACCAGCAGCACCAGCACCACCCAAAGTCGTGCTTCCGCCTCCACCACCACCAGTGTTAGCAGTTCCTGCACTACCACGGTTACCGCCACCCCCAGTACCACCAGTACCACCAGCAGCACCTCCGCCACCTCCACCACCCGAACGAAGCGTCGTGTTTGCGGATTGTCCTAGGAATGAAGAAGCATCATATCCAGCACCGCCGTTACCAGCAGTGGTTCCAGAACCAGCAGAACCTGCTGCTCCTCCTCCGCCACCACTTCCACTTGCTTGGTTATCGTTTTCAATAGCGGCACCACCATTAAAACCTTGATGACCAATACCCCCAGGGGTAAAGTTTGAGTTACCAGTTCCAAAACCTCCGCCACCACAACCACCTGAGCCAGCACGGAAACGGTCACCACCAGATGCACCTGTTCCGCCACCAAAAGCAGTAAGCGCATTACGAGAATTGTTTATTCGTGACGGACTACCACCACCAATTGCTCCAATGCTACCACCAGCACCAACAACAATACTTGTATTTGCCGACAAATAAACAGTTTCAGTTACAATACCGCCACCACCGCCAGCGCCAGAATATCCACCTCTGTCCGCTCCACCACCAGCGCCACCACCAACCAACAAAACTTCCACAAATCCTGCGGTAGTAACCGTCAAAGTACCATCACCAGTAAAAGTATGCAAACGGTAATTAACATTACCAACCGTAATATCCGACTCCGTACCACCACTGCACACAGCAGGAGTTGTCTCCGCCTGAATAGCGACATCAGTTTCCTGCGCTGAAACATAACCCAAAACATTTCTACTCATTACGCCACCTCATCAACGGGTTCATCTACTTGAATTATTGGTTCCTCAACGACTGGTGCAACAAACACATCCAATTCCGCATCATAAGTATCGCCAATACCAGCATACTTACCACGAAAATTAGCGTTAAAACTTGTTTGTTTCCAAGTTCCGCCAATGTTTAGAACATTGGCAATAAAATCTATTCCACTCTGCTCATTATCTGGCGCAGGGTTAGGGACAACTTCATTGCTAATACTAATAACACGCAAAACTTTATTGTTTGCATCCAGTTCCGCAAAGTATGCCATTATGACCACCCAATAGTTCCAGAAGCATTGAATGTGTAAACAAAATATCCACCAGAGTTTACAACTGTTCCAACGGTCAATGTTGTTGCTTGAGAATGTGTGTTCGGATGCCGTATAATAACCACACCACTACCACCAGCAGCACCAGTTCCCAAGTCGGTGGTATTTCCACCGCCGCCACCACCACGATTTGCTGTTCCAGCAGTCGGTTGTGTTCCAGTACCGCTAACCCAACCGCCACCATTACCGCCACCACCAGAACCGCCCGTGGCTACTGCTCCTTGAACACCACCAGCGGAAATAGAACTGCCGCCACCGCCACCAGCGTATGAAACAGATGAACCGCTAATGCTGGTTGCACGACCTGCACCACCCGCACCACCTGCACGACCACCGTCACCATTACTGCCAGCATTGGTTTTACCGCCTCCACCGCCACCGACACCCCAAGTGCCACCGCCACCGTTGCCACCTGCTTGACCCAAAACAACAAAGTTATTGTCGGACCTTCCACCACCAGTTCCAGTATTGGAACCTCCGCCACCAGAACCGCCCGAACTACCAGAAGCACCAGCCGAACCTCCAGCGCCTCCACCAGTTGCAGTGCGAGTACCTAGGGAAGTTGAAACAAATGTTGTGCTAGTTCCATTTGTGGCTGTAGCGCCACCTCCACCAATGGTAATTGTAATTGTTTCACCAGCAGTCACAGGATAAAACGCCTCAATCATTCCACCTGCTCCACCGCCACCACCAGCAGATGTGCCACCACCAGCACCGTTTCCTCCGCCACCGCCGCCACCAACGATAAGTGCTTCAATACCCAATGGTGTTCCAGCAGCACCAACAATTGCACTATTCGTCAATGACGAAACATAGCCAAGTTGACGGCGAGCCGTGCCCATCCGCTACCCCTTAGGCGATACGGTTCACGAAACCGTGAATCATAATAACATTCGCCGTACCAGCGAACGCACGAACAACCCTAGCAGTTGCATTACCCTGAAGCAGCAATCCCGGAATTACCGTCACCAAACCAGCCTCAGGCAACACAGTAACCTCAATTTGACCATCAGGGTCAGTTGTCTCACCCCACTGAATCGTCAACTTCACCGACGCTGCACTGCTATTGACTGCATACAACCAAATTTCGTCAATGGTAGTGCTAGTGGTTGAGGCAGTGTGAATTGCTGTACCAGTTCCACTGGTCGCAGCAACCTTGATAGCCAAACCAGTGCCAGTAGTACCAGCAGGCTGAAGGGCAAGTTTTGTGAAGGTAGCCATATTAGTTCCTAACTACTAGTGTCCTGTTCCCCACTCGGCGATAAGTGGACGATATTTCTCCGATAATTGCGCAACCCGTTCCTGAATCTCAGCATTTCGTTGTCTTTGCGCAGTATGACCCCCAATATGTTGAACATACAACATTTTAGGAATATGCACCGCTTTACTAGCAAGAATTGTTCTCACACAAATATCATAATCGTCAGCGACCCCCAAATGGGGGTCGTGACCCCCCACAGCCCTGTAGGTAGAAGCACGCCAAGCCCGAACATGGTTCGGGGCGGAGACAATGTGCCCAAGGGTCGTAACATTCAGTGGTGGTGCGCCCATCACCCAAATACCGTTCTCCCAATAATGTCGCCCATACCCAAACGCCCAACCGTCAGGGTATTTGCCTGATTGACCGTTCGGTAAAATTTCGCACCAATCAGAATACGCAAACCCAACCTGCGGGTCACGAAACGCATCATAAATCTCCTGTAGACAATTCGGTGTCAGTTCGTCATCATGGTCCAACTCAACCAAGATGTCACCTTCGGCAACCATAAACGCACGACGCTTTACGGCACCAATTGAACCACAATGAATATGGCTACGGTGAGCCATAATCCTATAGCGTTCGTCTGACGCAAAACCATATAACTGATTCCAGACATCAGTTTTGGTTGAGTCATCCCACACAACCCATTCCCAATCCGCATAAGTTTGCGCCTTGAGACTTGCCCATGTTCTGGCAAGAACATAAGGTGGCGTGTTGTATGTCGTTGTTACGACACTAATCATTTAGGAGAATACTTGCAGAGCAATAATGGCACCATCATCTTCATACAAGATTGTACCAGTTGCTCCTTGAGGACCAGTCGCCCCCTGCGGACCCGTCGCACCCTGTGGTCCAGTTGCGCCCTGTGGTCCTTGGGGACCGATGTCACCTTGTGGTCCTTGTGGTCCTTGCGCACCATTGGAACCAATCGTGCCATTTACACCCTGTGGACCTTGCGGACCTTGAGCGCCTTGAGGTCCCTGTGGACCAACCATGTTCGCATCAGAACCCTGAGGACCTTGAGCGCCCTGTGCGCCTTGTGCGCCCTGCGGACCAGTAGAACCTTGCGGTCCTTGAGAACCAACAGCACCCTGAGGTCCTTGCGGACCAACCGCACCTTGCGGACCAGTTGCACCTTGTGGTCCAGTTGCGCCTTGTGCGCCAGTATCACCCTGAGCGCCCTGAGGACCTTGAGGACCTTGAGAACCAGTTACACCCTGAGGACCTGTTGCGCCCTGAGGTCCAGTGCTTCCTTGTGGACCAACAATACCTTGGGGTCCTTGTGGACCAGTAGCGCCTTGAGCGCCAGTCGCACCCTGAGAACCAGTAGGTCCTTGGGGACCAGTAACACCTTGCGCACCTTGTGGACCCGTAGACCCAGTTGGACCTTGGGAACCTGTGGCTCCCTGTGGTCCCGTTGAACCTTGAGGTCCAGTTGCACCAACCGCACCTTGCGGTCCGATGTTCCCTGCTTGAACAACAGTTAAAGTATCATCCGAACGAACGGTAACATTATAAATTGCCATTATCGGGTCACATCAGCCAACACATTGACTGTCCCCGCCAAAATTGTAGTCACAACAGAACCATTCGTTTCCTCAAAATCCCAAAAGTTAGTTCCAGCAGTCAACGCACTAGAAGAAGCAGCCGACAACACACAAGTAATCTGACCAGCAGCAGCGTTCGTCACATTGCAATCCCAAGTAGCCGCAATAGTAGAAGCATCCTTAGTTGTGCGAATCTGCGCCCTGTAGGTGCGCCCAGTGACATCAACAGGAATTGTTCCGTTGGTCGTCATATTGACGACAACGGTTTCCGTGTCGCCACGAACCACCGTCAAATTTTGTGTAGCAGGCTTAGCCATAATACTCCTACCTATAGGGCGGAGCGTTCTTGCCGCATAATTTGCGCCTGCTGCGCAATCAACGCATCCAACTCGGCATCCGACAACTCGGAAACAGTCTGAGTGTGTTCAACCTTGATTTGGGTTGGAGCCAACCTGTTGGTTGCCTGCAGGTATAGTTGGGCTGCTTTGTTGTCTCCGTTCAGTCCAGCCTCATACAATGAGTCCAACAGTCGTTGGGTTCGCTCAGGCGAACCTTGCAGTTCCGAAACACGCCGTTCCCACTCTGCCTTAAAAGCGGGTTTCTTTTCCCAGCGACGGAGCGTAGACGAATCTAGGTTATTTTGGTCTGCGAACGCTTGTTTGGTGGCTGGCTCTCTGAGTGGCGCAGGCAGCGTTAGCCAGTGTAAATATTTTTCTTGGCGGGTATCTAGGGTGTTGTCGTCGTTCATCGTTGTTAGTATAGTTGTTCCGTTTCCAATAAAAGGGAACGGGGGAGGGGGATTATAGGGGGAGGGGGTAAGGTGGAAACTTATGGTTTCCGCCGAGGCGTTAGCCGTAGGCGGAGACAAGCCATTAGGATGGGGTTAAGGTGATTACTGGATTCTTTAAGGTGCTAGCGGGTCTGGTTGTTGGGACCATTGGTGCGGGTGTTTTGTTATCGTTAGCGTTGTGGCATCTGGTTCGTGAGATTGACCGTGTAGACTCTGCTAATGATGAGTAAGCCGACTAGCGGACTTAGGAATTGGGATTTGGTTTTGGTGGAGTGGCAGGACGCTTTTGATGCGGCTGCTGGTTGGCATGACCAAGAGAACTATAAAGAAAAAGAAGTCCTAATTAAGAGTGTTGGCTATTATTGGGCTACGCCCAATATGGATGGCTATATTGTGTTGGCGGCTACCCGTGGCATCGGTCAAGTCTCACAGGTGACTCATATTCCATTGGGTATGATAAAATCGGTAACCAAACTACACGCAAGGAGCAAACCGAAATGAAAAAACCAGCCAAAGTCCGCAAAGTCATGGGCGAATACAAACGAGGCACCCTAAAGAGTTCGTCTGGCTCCAAAGTGAAGTCTCGTAAGCAGGCGGTTGCTATTGCGATGTCTGAGGCGGGTATGTCCAAGAAGTCCAAGAAGCATTCTTCGGGTAAGCGTCACGAAAAGACTGAGTCACGCAAAGAACAGATGCGTGAATATGGTCGCATTAAGCGTAGCCGATAATGGCTTACAGCAACAAAGGGATGCGTGAACGCATCAAAAACCGTATCATGTCAGGAACAAAAGGCGGTAAAGCGGGACAATGGTCAGCCCGAAAAGCCCAACTACTAGCGTTAGAATACAAAAAGGCTGGTGGACGCTACACGGGACCCAAGACCAGTAAACAGAAGTCGCTATCAAAGTGGACTTCAGAGAAGTGGACGACATCAGATGGAAAACCTGCTATTAGAAACACAGGTACGACACGCTATTTGCCTAAGAAGGCGTGGGATAAACTGTCGCCAGCAGAGAAGTCGGCTACAAATCGCAAGAAACTACAAGGCAGCCGAAAAGGTCGCCAGTTTGTTGCGAACACTAAAGCAGCAAAGACAGCAGGACGACAAGTCCGCAGGAGCAAACCATGAACAAGCGTGACCCACGACTACAACGGGCAGGAGTTAGCGGCTACAATAAGCCGAAGCGAACTCCGTCACACCCAACCAAGTCTCATATTGTCGTCGCCCGTAGTGGCGGACAAGTAAAAACTATTCGGTTCGGACAACAAGGTGTCCGAACCAACCAAACCGCTGGGCAAAGACAAGCCTTCAAGAGTCGGCATCGCAAAAACATTGCCCGAGGACCATTGTCGGCAGCGTATTGGGCAGACAAAGTAAAATGGTCGCCATCAAAAACGGCACAACCCAAAAACAAGAAATGGGTCAAAGGCTCCTAGTTCACCCCACTGACAAGAACCCACACTAGGTTCTGCAGACCCCCATCCGCTAGGTGGGGTGACACCACAAACGGGTATCCAAAATGTGACCCCAGTCACACCGATACCCACAGTTTCACAATTCGGCTATGGAGCCTCATACATACACACGCAGGCACGGGCGTGCCCCCTCATGCCCCCCCTAGGCGTGTGTGGCAGGTGTGCCGTTCATGCCCCGATTATAGTATAAATCCGCCCATAATCCACCCCACCAAACATTTGTTCGCTTGACAGCCATGGTAACACGCAAGGGCGCGCAAGCGTGTAGGGCGACGGCTCCGAAACAGATTGTGTGCGCTTGTGAAAGTGGTGTTTTGCTGACTGTGCGCCCGCATAAAGTACTGTGCGTGCATTATGCTCGTGTGGTACTGCGTCATGTGTGCGGATTCCCGTAGGGAATCTTGGAAATTATTTTGTATAATGTTTCGGTGGCTAATTCCTGTGCATTATGCGTGGGATTAGCCCTAGGTGTGTGTATGGTCAGAAACTTGCAATCGGTTTGGCGGTGTGCTTATTGTGTTTGGCATCGTCAATCGGATGGCGAGGTAGCCTCACGGCACTCACCGATTCACGGGACTCACCCAAATAGCGGTGGGGCTGAACGGACGGTGGCGATTACGCCCCGATTCGTCAGTGCCCCAAAGCAATCACGAGACATGACGCTCGGTGAAGGGGTAGCGTTGCCAAGGTGCTTAGGTACCGATACGGTCATACCGTGGCAACGAACGAGTACCGTGGGTTACCTGAATCGGTCACGGCTCGTAATGGGAGCGGTCACAATTGCGTTGCATTGTGCCGTATCGGGAGTATGGTCTACTAGCCCACATTGTGGGTGGTCTGAGTGTGACAACGATGCGGAGACAATGCAAGTGCAGTGTGGTCGTTGGGTGTATCCATCGCAACACGGTTGCAGATGGCACGCTGCTAGGTTGCATGGGCACGATTTCGGCGTGTCTGTGCACCATCGGGTGGGGAGGATTAGACTGCCCACACCTGAGAGGGTTGGTATGTGCGTCCCATAATCTACGATTATGGGCATAGGCACGCTTGTCGGTGCGAGTCCGACACCATCCGCTATGCTACCGTTGGTAGCAGAAACACAACACAACACAACCTAGGAGGTTGAGATGACACGAAAAGATTATGTGGCGATAGCCAATGCCGTTGCGGATGTGCTGAAAACTTGCGAGGTGGATTCGGCAGAATCCACGGCGGTTGAGTTTTTGGCAACGAAGTTGGCGGATGTCTGCCAATCCGACAATGCCCGTTTTGACCGTGAGAAGTTTCTCACGGCTTGCGGTCTCTAATCGGTACGATTAGGACGAAACATCGGGACTAGTGTCCCGATGTCACACCGTGTAACGGTGTCTGATGAGTCCAGTCCGACTACACAACCTCAGGAGGTTGAGATTATGCCAGCACAGAAAGCCCGTCGTATCTTAGGATACGACAAGTCAACACAAATGGTGACCTTACAAGGTCACTTCGGTGGTACGACCCAACTACCGTTGGGTTCGTTGCCGAAGTCCGAAGTCATCGCCGTTGCCAAGTTCATTGGCATTCGGTTCGTCGGTAAGAATCCGATGGCGATGGAATTGGCGACCATTCACAATGCTATTGTGAATGGTGTCCGAACTGTCCACTATGTGGAGAAGTCAACACCTAAGCCGTCAGTGACTCCGTCACCGACACCAGTCCCCACAACTCCTAAGGAGGAGACACCAATGCCCCAACCCAAGCCACAATCCAAGCCCCAATCCCCTATGGGATTGGAGGAGATGGTTCGCCACATCGCTAGCGATGTCGTGAACACTGCCCTAGATGGCTACGAGGGTGGCGTGAATTCGGACGAAGTCCGAACAATCGTCAATCCGATTATGGATGGGTTCCGTCACGAAGTGACTGAACTTGTGAAGTCCGTCAAGCCGATTGTGAATACAATCGTCGTCAAGGACAAGCCTGCCAAGCCGATGACTGGTGTGCAACACTTCGTGTTCCCCAAGGTTCTCGGGGCAATCTCCCAAGGTGTCCACTTGTGGCTAGTCGGGCCAGCGGGCACTGGCAAGTCCACCATTGGTGAGCAAGTCGCCGAGGCGTTGTCGTTGCCATTCAGTGCAGTAAACTGCACCTCAACGATGACCGAAACTGCCCTGAAAGGGTACAACGATGCCAACGGCAACTATGTTGGTACGGAGTTTCGCCGAATCTTTGAGGGTGGCGGTGTGTTCGTCTTTGACGAAATTGACAACGCCAATCCCAATGTTCTCGGGGCACTGAACAGTGCCCTTGCGAACGGGTTCATGGCATTCGCCGATAAACGGGTTGCCAAGCATCCCGACTTCGTCGGAATTGCCACTGGCAACACTTTTGGTAGCGGTGCTACCATGGAGTATGTCGGCAGGAATCCGATTGACGGTGCCACGATTGACCGTTTCGCTCAATTGGAAGTTCCAATTGACGAAAAGGTGGAGGATGCCATGTTGGCATCGGTTGGCTTGGATGCCATAATCGCCACGAAGTGGGTCACCGCTGTTCGCAAGGCGAGACAGAATGTCTCGGAGTCTGGACTCAAAGTGATTGTGTCACCTCGGGCTACTCTGAATGGTGCGAAACTACTTCGTAGTGGTGCATTCACCATGGACGAAGTGTTCACCGCTACCGTCACCAAAGGTGCCAAGCCTGACCAAGTGGCGAAAATCAGTCAGGGTGTCACTCTCTGAGTGACGGATTACGAATACCCATCGGGGCAATCCTGCCCCGATGGGACACAACGACTCAACCTAGGAGGTTGATTATGCGAGTCACCAAGAAAGCGAAAGCGTCATGCGGTACCAGCCTTTGGCTGGAGGAATACGATTCACTGGCGGAATGCTTGGATTATGCGGGCAGTAACGCTAGTCCGAAGTCATCGGACAAGTTCCGTGGTAGCGATTGGGCAGGTAAGACTGAGACACTTCGTGAGGCGGTGACATTGGGACACCAAGGGTACGATGAGATTCGTCCCCAAGTGGAGGAGATGTTCACCCAATTGGAGTCCCAATTGGCGAGCCGAATTGAGTCCGCATTTCAGACCCGTTACGACTTCACTGGTAGCGTGGTGGACATCGGCAAGTTCCTGACTGGTGAGCCTGAGTGCATGATTGACTTCGTGCCCGAACCATCCTCTAGGATGGGGCGTGTAGTCAAAATCATCGTCAACGGTTCGGCATCGTCACGAATTAGCCCCGACGACATAATTCGTCGTGGTGTCACGGTGTGTGCGTTGGTGGACGCTGTTCACAAGTTGGGTATGGGCGTTGAGGTTTATGCCGAATTCCCAACCAATGACACTGGCGTGAATGACAGCAAGGGCAAGGTTCACACTTCACTTGTGAAGTTGCATGATTCGCAACAGATGTTGGACATCAACAATCTGATGTTCGCATTATGCCATCCGTCAATGCTACGGCGTATCCAGTTCTCCTGCTTGGAGATGACTGAGTGGGAGCCTGCTAAGCGTCTGGTGCAGGGCGGTTACGGGTATCCTGCAGCGTTGGAGTGCGCTGACCGTGTCGGTGCCGATGTGCGTTGCGAACTGTTGCAGTCTGGCAACGGTGACATCGTCAAGAATCCAGTGGAGTTCGTGATGTCCACACTGTCAGGATTGGGGGTTCTATAATCCCGTCCCTTCAGGACGAAACTCAGGTACCGTGCTGGCTACCTGAGTCACACCGTGAGGCGGTGTCTGATGAGTCCAGAATGATTCGCAACCTAGGAGGTTGGATTATGAATGTTGGTGATGTTGTTCGGTACCGTGAAGGTACCGTTTTGGCTGGCGAATGCTATTGGGTGATTGGCACACTTCGTGACAGTGACCGAGTGATTCTCGCCGAGTCTGCTCGTGGCGACTCCTATAAGATTGAGCATCCTCAATTTTTGGAGGTTGTCGCCTAGTTGTCCCTAGGACGAAACACGGGGTGTGTCGTTGCGCTCCGTGTCGTACCATAAATGTGGTACCTGATGAGTCCAGTTTGACCAGTGAACACGGAGGTGTTTATGAAAGCGAAAGATTGGGTAGTGTTGTTTCAGGGTTTTGACCCTGAGGAGGAAGTCATCGCAATTGTGTATGACCGCAGTTTGTTTGGGGATGAAAATTTGGTTCATCCCATTACTGGTGTGGAATACTCCGAGTGCCCGAAGGAAATTTGGCGTGCTACGGCAAGTGATTACGAGATTCGTGATTATGCAGCCGAGCAAATTTGGGACGACATCGTACATGACCTGCAAGATGCGATGAAATCATCGTATGAGAATGCAAATAAGGAGGTGAAATAATTATGAAGTATGTTACCGTTTCAGGGCTGTTGACTGCGATGGCACTTTGGTGTGCAGGGTCAGTCACTTGGCTAGTTGTAGCCAACATTGACAAGACAACGAACTATGCAGTTGCGTTGTTTGCGATGATGTTGATTCCGTTGATGTGGATTCCCTTTGGGATTTCGTTGGCGGAGACAATGAATGAGTATCGGGCGTACAAGCGTCGCCGTAATGCGAAGCGTCGTCACCCGACACGCCGAGTCCACTAATTCGGGATACCCTCCCGTTATAGTGTACCTAGGACGAAACACCGCTTAGGCGGTGTCCACCAGTAAATGCTGGTGCTGACGAGTCCAGAACGACTTATAGACACGGAGGTGTTTATGTTTGGAATGACCAGTGCGGTACTGCTGAAAGCAGACCCGAATCAAGAACCCGAGCCAATCCTGTTGGGTGGAGGTGACACCGACAAGGTGTCAGAAATCCAAGCCAAAGTAGGCGGTCACTTTGATGTGGTGCGCCGAGGTGCGGTAGACACTAGCGGTAAGAATGCGTCGTTTGAGATTGTGGGCTATGTCCACGATGAGGGCAAGATTCTGAATCTGCCCATCAACCCGATGGCAACTATGTTGTTTGAGCAAAACATCCACGGCGATGTGGTGCTTGTCTCCGCTACGAATCCTGAGACTCGTGAAACGGATGGCGAGGATTATGATTTGCCATCGGAGTTCACACAGTATCTGATTCTCGGTATGTATGAGGAGATGCGTGAATCGTTGGCATTCAGCAAGTTCGTGAGTTCTGCTATTGCTAGGGCGGTTCGTGACGGTGCGGTATCCGCTGATGATGCTAGTGAGTTCCTGCAGTTTCTCGCCAAGATGGATGAGAAGGGCGTAGCCATGGGCACTGTTGGCGATTTGCCAGAGAAGTTCATGGGCATAATCAAGAAGTCCATCGCTCACGCTATGGACATCGTCACCAAGGAGGATGACAGTGAGTAAACACAAAATCAGACTGAATGTCTCGTTTTTTATGGACGAGATGGATGGAGAACCCGAGGATTCCGCTGGAATTGCCGTAGAAATTTTGGAATGGCTACTGCGTGAAAACACGGCGTGGGAAATTGCCGATGTGGGAGTGAGTATGTGTTATGAAGTCCAGTCCTAGTCAGGCAATCGGTGGGGGACGAAAGTCCCCCACCACTAAACCGTTTCCGAAGGGGACGAAGTTCACTTGCCCCAAGTGTGATACTTGGGTACAGGTTCACATACCAATCAAGTTCCAACCTGAATGCACAAAGCATACGGGTGGTGTAATCAAGATGCAGGAGGCATCCAAATGAAACATAAAGAATCAGTCCAATGCTTAGCCGAAGGCTGCTCCAAGCAGTATCAGGTCATAGTTGCCGAGTTCCCGTGGCTGCTATGCAAACGCTGTAGCACGACACGAAAATCAAGAATCATGTGCAAACGCCCAAAGGAGGCTGATTATGCAACAGCAAGATGATTTGTCCGATGTCATCCCACTAGGTATCACCATCGGTATAACCGATGGCGTACAAGAAATGTGGATGGGTCGCCGTATCTGCCAAATCCAAGGCTACGGCGAGGAAGGATGGACAACGGAAATGATGTTGGACTATTTCACCGACTTGTGCCGAGTTTATGATGCTTGGGCAGACTCCAAGGCACCGTGGGTTATCCCCGAGAATTGGGATGATGTTGCGTTGCCAGCCGATGTCAACAACTCCAAGCATCCCGACCTCAGAGATTA